ATGTTCTTTGATGTGATTTATGTTTGCTTTTATTCAAGTCTAACTTAGCCATATTTATTCCCTACAAAAAATTAACAGTTCCTTATTTCTAAAGAACTGTCTTTCTTTAGTCAATATCTAAACCAAATAATTCAAATTCACTTCTAAGCTCTTGTTCCAGTTGTGCAGCAACCTCTGGATTATTTTTGGCTTTCTTAATAAGCCTAGCATTCTTAGATCTAAAGCGAGAAATAATCACTCTCTTCTTCTGATCCATAGCAATCTTTTGTGCTTCTGCTTGTTCTCTTCTGTTTTTGAGGAAACGTCTAAATCCGTAGATACCGCCAATAATCAAAGCCGCAAGTGCAGTAAGGCCACCGATAGTGCCTAAAGATGCAGAGGATCCTGTACCAAGATCTTTTCCTTGGCCTTTAATGTTAATAATATACTTCTCAATGTTAGAGTTGGACATTAAAGCACCTTGACCCCTAAAACCAGTATTAGAATCAAGGATTGGATTAACACTTTTAATAACACCACCAACAATTTGTTCTTGTTTGTATATTGGTTCTCCTTTTAAATCTCCGTTTTCTCTATATAACGGTAACGCTGTTCTCAAACCATCCATATCACACAAACAAGAGGCTAAAATCCAACTTGGCGTAACAGGCTTACCTTTAACGGTAAGATTCCAAGAGGAATATACGTAGCCCATAAAACCATTTTGGCGTGTGTCGAAATGAAATTGACTTCCACCAAACCCTATTCCTCTAAACCCAGCCTTAAGTGCTTGAACAACAATATCTTGTAATGCTCGAATAGAATCTGCATTCCAATTTCCATCATGCTTAATATCAACAGCCTGACCTTTTAGGTGATATGAATCATCGATACCACCAGCAAGAATGTTAGTTACGGGTGGTCGGTAAGCCCATCTAGTCGATCCATCCTCTTGTGCTCTAGAAGAAGAAATCATATGTTTTCTAAAAACTTGAGACTGCATAACCTTTTGCAAAGCTCTTGCTGTCTTGCTTTCAAGATAAACACCATCACCAAAGTCTTCTAACTCTTTCTGGTAAACTTCTCTTGCTGGTTTGCCTGAAAAATCATTTCTATCAATCCAGTTTAATGATTCACCTCCCTTCGGTGCAGGATCTGGATCTGGATCTTTAAGAACGCCAACTTCACCACTAGGCAAAACACCTGCAGCCATCATACCGTCAGGAATACCCCAACCAGAAACTTTAGTGATATTTTCAATAAGTCTTTGTTTTGCTTTTTCTTTATTAGACATTTTGTTCTCCGATTAAAAAAAAATAGTGGCAGAGTATGCCACTATTTATCTATTTTTATTCGACAGTATCTGTCTCTTGGGTTTCTATAACCTCTCCAAGCATCTTAACTGCTTGTCGATTATGAAACCCGATTATGGTAGCATAGCAGTCCATGACAGCCACCTTACCATACTTATTAACAAGTGCGTCATCTATGAGTAAAACTTCTTGATCGTCATCTCTGAGTTGATTTAGAAGTTCATGTTCCTCACGGAGTGAGATAGTTCTACAGATATCACCTCTAGTAGTATTCTCTGTAAGAACGCTTAGTGTTGCATAGTCACTCCCTCTCTTTGAAGTGACTGTGCAACCCGATATAAACAATGCCCCAAGGCCCAAAATAAAAATATTTTTCATATTAGAAACTAAAGCCTACGCCAAGTTGCATTCCGCCTTGGCCAATATCCCAAGAATCATTAACAGCCCAGACATAGCCAAGATCAACATGAGCGCCAGAACCAAGCTCATGCTTGTAACCTACACCAATTTCTCCACCTACGATTTCGTAGCCAAAGCCACCATCAAAATCGAGGTCAATGTTACCACCTACGGAAACATACTCACCACCGATGATACCCGGAGTAGCTGTAATCGTAGGATTAAAAGACAAGTCGCCCCAAGTGTTCGTATCACCCCAGCCAATCATGTCTGTAGTAGTGTTATTCCAAGAGTAAGATACGTTAGTATCAAGGCTTACTACAGAGAGATCAACAACAGCACCACCACTTACGGAGTACGAATTTGTTGTACCGTCAGAATAAGTAAATTCTGCGTATGTTTCTTGGTTAAAGGCTGTAACCCCTGTACCAACAGTAAGGTCAACATCGCCATCCAAGTTAGATGTAATGCCTACGTAAGAGTCTGCAAATACAGACGGTTGAGCAGCCTCTTGTGCTACGGCAACACCAGTTGTCGCAAATACAGCAAGAGCAGAAACGAGTAATTTATTCATAATTACCTCCTAAAAAGTTAATGTACTATTTATACAAATAGTAAACTTTAATGTCCACATGGGGAAATGAATCGGGCGGGGGATAACTTTCCCCCTTCTGTTTCTAGGCTTCCCGAAATAAGCCCACTCCGTTATGCTGCTAGAGCTACGGAAGGTCTTTTATAGTTATTTGCAACTATGGTTTCGTCCCCTCAGACAAGCTACTGACTACCAGTCGATCCTAATTCACCCCCATCATAAACATACCTTGGTATGTTTGTGGTGGAGGTGAGGGGATTTGCACCCCTGTCCTGAATAGATTTTGTCGAGTCCTCATCGAAGACAATTTTATTTATAAAGGAGTTATCTCAGAACTGTCAACAGGAGGTTCTAGAGAATATATATCGAAAGCTTCATCAAGAATTAAAAAGTCGTCTTTATTCTCTATAACTATGTAATTGAAATAATCACAACCATATTTGTCTATTACAGAATTGACTGACTGATCTATAGCAATAGCTGAAGTTTTTAGAAATGATTTTGCTTGCTCTAAAGACCAGTCTTGCTCATCCATTATAAAGTCTGCTGCACCCCTTACAATAAATGCAAACATATCTTCATCTATTGTCCCACATTTTCTATCATAACCTACATATAATACTGCAGAATTATAGAAGTCGTGAAGAAAGTCTTGTTGCTGTATCTCTTTAGCATGAGCAAGAGAAGAGAACAACAAAATTGTAGGTAATACTATCCTCTTCAATAATTTAATCAATAACATATACTACTCCGTAAGTGGCGTACTAACTGAGGCTGCAATAGACGATCCAGAAATTGTTGTTGGCATAAATCCTCCTTAAGTTGGCTCTATATTCTATACTGCATTGATAATAAAGAAGTGCTGTCCCTGTCTACCAGCATCATTAGTGCTAATGGTTGTAGATACAAATGCGTCACCAGCAGAAGCTAACTTATATGCGTAATCCATTTGGTCCGTACTGCTTAGAGGTTCACCGTCTACATGCACCCATCCAGCACTCGGCGAGAATGTAGGTGTAGGGTTTTGAATACTGCTTGAGAGTGTTCGTCCAGTCAGGAAGTACATGTAGATTCTACCACCTACTGCTGGATCATCTGCTACAGTAGTAATACTATCAGAAAGAGTAGATGGTCCTTCAGATGATTGGAACTGTTCGGTTGTAACAGTTGTAATTGGACTGTCAGGTCTAAATGCTACCACTATTCCAGCACCAGTATCAGCAACATCCCATGTAACAGTCCAAGACGATGTTGTTCCATCATATATGATATAATAAGAACCACCAGCAGGATATTCAGCCAGATTGTCATTATCTCCAATTAGAGTCCATCCAGCAGGTGCTCCTGTAATAACGTCATCATCATCAGTAAAGCTAGTAAGAATTAAAAGATCACCAGCAATAGCACCAGCCGGAGGTGTAAATGTTCTTGTGGTTGCGTTAGCAGTGTTTCTTTGATAGGAAGCAGCAATGTGTGTAAATGCTGTAGTAACAGAAGCACCACCATATGTTGCAATTAAAGTCTGAACGATTGTCATTAAGAAAGCCCTGCACCAGATATGGCATAAACATTTGTATCAACACAAAGTGCAGTTGCTAATCCTCTCTGTGCAAGAGTTCTGCTTCCAGTATCTGCTGTTCCTGCACTATACAAAGTGATACCAGTAGCCGTTATTGTAATATCAGACCCAGAGTTGTTGAAAATGGTCACAGCATCACCACTAGAAAAGCCTGTACTGGCATTAATGGTCACAGTTCCAGTAACTTTAAGATGCTTTCCGATATCGGCAGTTGTTACTGTTGTGCTAGTAGTTTGAGGAATAGCTCTTACATCTGAAAAAAAACTTTCAGATTGCAGATAATTATTAGATGAAAATGTTCCAGTCAGATAATTATTAGAAACATTACCTGTACCGAAGCCTTGGGCTTGGATGTAATTGTTAGAAGTAAGATTTCCTAAATTTATAGCACTATTATCAGCAGCAGCCGGAACTTTAATATCATTGTATCCTGACGTATCACCATATAACCTTAAAGTGGACATTATCTTACCCTATAAATTTAGTTTTAATTATTTATATCTTAGTCATACTTCTTCTTCTTATGAGCGTATGTTCTATACCAATTGGAGAAAACAGAACGAAACCTTGTTTCTCTAATGGTCTCATTTTCAACACTCTCACTACCACACTCCATAACCCACTCATCTCTTTTGAATGGAATAACTTGAACAATTGGAGTTCCTTTTTTTAAGAGTACTTGAGGCTCTTTATTATCCTTCCAGATAAATGGAAAATTAATGATATGCATATCGTCTGTGTCAACTACAGCCGGAAGAACTTCAAACGGAAGATCGTGATAAGCAGGAGGTCTAAAGTAACATGAATATCCTCTAGGAGTTTTTATTCTCCAAGGGTTATTAAACTTAAAGATATCTCCATTGCTGGCACCTGCCTTAAGAGAAGGCGATCCTTCAAATTGAGATACGGGATGTCTGCCAAACAAATCAAAATTTGTATCAGACCAATCAAAACCAATACCTTCCATATTGCTATTTATTTTGTGATTGGTAGCAATTACATCGCATTGTAGTAGAAGAGCGTACCCTGCTGTCATAACATCTCTTACAGGGACACAGGTTTTTATTGTCCTAGTATCAACAGCTTGTCCAGAATCCATATCGTAATACTTAGATAATTTTTTAGGATTTTTTTCAGACGTAACGTGATTCATCATATGTTTATACCAATCCGGAACTATTTTTTTCATAGGAACCGGATGCGGTGCAGAATGTTTAAGTTCTTCAGGGAAGATCTTAAACTCAATTTTCTTTTGCGTCATAATATTCTATTCGTCCTCAAACGACAGTTTAGTCTGGTCTCCGATTATTTTAGGCTGTTTTTTAACAACCTCAGTCAAAAGCATTTCTTGATTTTCTTTGTTTGCTTTAACAACTTCATTTCTAAAACTCTCAACTGCAGCACCAGTTTGTCTTTGTTGTTGAGAGTTCTCGATCATTAAAACTGGCATCCATGCCATAGCACAACCCCAGTCATCTACTTCTTGTCCAGTATTAGGATTTGTCCCTCTAAGCTGCACGTACCAAGAACAATCATGTTCTTTACATGGTCGAAATCCTCTTAGGGGACAGTTTGATTTCACTTTGGTCATTATTAACCTCTAAGATCCTCTTCGCTTAAACCTGTAGGCTGATTCATAGAATTCGTTGATGGCTCAATAACCAAATCAGAAGATGGGGGAGTCGGCCAGTTGTCATAGTTATATACACCGCCAAAAGGATACCCCACAGCAGCAGAAAGATCTCTAAGACTCTGGCGATATGTTTTCCATGCTGTCTTTTGAGTGCTTGTAAATGGCGTATCTGAAAGAACTATCCAGTCTGTCTGAATAAGCAAACTGTCCCTTGTTGATTTAACATTTTGCAAAATCTCTGCGTCAGAATATGCAGAAGGATTCATCAAGGAATTTTTATGGTCTGTATGTAAAGCTACACACTGATTCACATAAGAGGGAAGCTCTGAAATCTGTTCGTTCATAGAGCCGTCACTGAATTCAATCTCACCGGATGTTCCGTTCCATTGAACAACACGTACATTGGTAGGAAATTCAACACTAGAAAAATCTAGTTCGGTAAAAACCATTCCATCATTGATTATTGTTCCATCTTCAACGATCAAAGTAACTCTATTTCTATCTATTGACATTTTATTAATCCTTTAAAGCTATAATAATATCAACATCTTTTAAATGAAGGTCAACACTATTTCTATCTATTAGCATTTTATTAGTCCTTCGAAGCTATAATAACATCAACATATCTCACAGAAAAGTCAATACCGTGACTGTGACCACCACCACTACCAGCTCCACCTATATTTGCATTCTGAAAGCTATCCGTATTGTTCGTTCCCATAGCAGAATTTGTTGCAGTTCCGAAATTTCTGGAAGTCTTCCATGTAAAGTTGTGATTGTGAGAAGGAACTGTTGATTTAGTTAAGCTAAAATTATCAACGCTTCTGTTTGTAAATGTACCAGTGAAAGTGTTAGTTCCTCCAGAAGAAACAGTACCTGAAACAAGCCTTAGTGCTTTGTTGTCATGTGAAGTACCTTTAGTCCATCCCGTAGGAGCAGCAGTCTGGTAAAATACTTGTAGTGTTCCTGCATCAACCATTAGTCTTTCTCCGCCAGAATACAATCGACGTATTGAACCTGCATATTTATACCATGCGAGTGTGATCCACCAGTAGGGCTGTTGCTTCCATTGTTATTAGTAGCAACAGCACCAGTATTATTTCCTAAACCCCCTACATAAACTAAGTTTGCTGTTCCAGTGTTCTCTTTAAGTGACGCCCAGTTGTGGGTGTGTGAAGGTATTTGGTTTGTCGTAAGTGTTCTTCCGCTAGTAGATATTGAAGCCCCAAAACTACCTGTAAAGTTTGCATTACCGCCCGTTCCGACATTACCCGAAACAAGTCTTATAGCTTTATCGTTATGTGTGGTCAGCTTAGTCCATCCCGTAGGAGCAGAAGTTTGCTGAAACACTTGAATAACTCCAGTTGCAAATTCTGACATATTAAGCCGCCTTCGATGCTATAATAGTATCAACATACGTAACTTGCATACTTAAAGTGTGATCATGAGAACCACTATTACCAGTAGTATCACTTATAAATGTACCAACATTGGGGTTCGAACCAGTAGCACCACCGTTGCTGCCACCGCCACTGTTTTGATTGTCGTCAGTCCGATTAGTGGGACGACCGTGGTTGTGATTACCCATTGTTGAAGTGGTAATGGTTGTTGAATTTACAGCCATAGATGATGCAAATGCTGTTGTAAAGTCTCTATTGCCACCTACTCCAATAGTGCCTGTTATTACTCTAAATGCCCTATTGTCATATGTGGTGTCCTTAGTCCAACCAGTGGGGGCAGTAGACATATTAAACAACATTGCTGTTCCCGCCTCAAAGGCTTCACCGCCAAAAAAATTAGTTGCTGCAAGCAGAATTGAACTCATTATGTAACATCCGTTCCTGTTACTACAACTGCGTTACTATCAATCCACGTAATTGTAGTCATGGACCTAGCTCCTAATGTCAAGGTATTGTTGTGAGTAGTATTGTTATCAGCACCACGTCTCATAGATGTTACTGTTGAACCATCCTCTAGTGTGACGGTGCCGTTCACGTTATTATATACTGCCATAACTGTTCCAACGGCAGAAGCGCCTAAAGTAATTATTGATACGCCAGTTTGTAGTATATAAACACCTTCATTTGTTATGGTCGTATCAGAACTGAGTGGAGTATGTCTTGGAGTTCTGATAGCACTAACATCGTCGGTAATTGTTCCGCTTACCTCAAGTTCTGTGCTTGGTGACGAATCGCCAATACCTATTCTATTATTTACTGTATCGACCGTTATAACATTGTTGTTTGCTACAAATGTTGATTGAGTAAATGTCTGAATATAATTATTTGTAGTATATAACGTGCTATTTTTACCATCCAACAAGTCAGCATCTAGACCTGATCCTACACCGTCTACAGTTTTAATCTTGGTCAAAACATCTGCAGCCGTGTAGGATGAAGAATTCAGTTTTAAGCCGAGTTGTGTTTGAACATAGTTATTTGACGAAAACAAAGACTTAGCGAAGTTGTTAGATGTAAATCTTCCTTGAATGTAACTATTAGAAGAAAAGTTTTTAGATTCAATATAAGTATTTGACGCAAAATCTACAGAATCTTTACCATCAAGTCTGTCAGCAGATCCAGAAATATTAATTGAGTAAGTACCAGAAAGTCTACCTGACGCCAGAGTGCCAGACGTGATGTTGCTCGCATTAGTAAAGAAATCTTGTGCGTATGTGTTTGCTGCAAACGTAGACTGAACATAAGTGTTTGTTGCTCTTATACCCAATCTCGTATTAAGTTCACCCTCAACATAGTTGTTGGAGGTAAAATTTGATTTAACAAAATTGTTAGAAGCGAATCTTCCTTGGGAATAGTTATTTGACGTAAATGTTGCTTTTACAAAACTATTAGATGCGAATGTTTCTTGTGCATAAGCATTAGATGTATAAGCTACGGCTAAACCGTCATCTGTGACATCACCATTCGTGTTAACGTTTAAAGCTAACTTACTGAGATTCTTGTTTACCGACATTTGGTTCCCCGTCGAATATTTCTACTTCCGTGCAAAAGAATGAAGGAAAAAATCCATCAAATGCTCCACCACTATTTAGGAAGTTTTTTGTTCTATGTGCATATTTAGCTTTATCAAAGCCAGCAACTATGATGTCATTACAGTTTTGAAGCACCAGCCACGCTTGGTGTTTTTTTGATTTTTGTACTCTGAATCTCATAATTAACTTACGTCCGTTCCTGTTACTAATGCAAGCACAGCCTGAAACATAGTTATCGTAGTGGTCGAATATGCCCCGAGAGTGAGTGAAGTATTATTGGTAGTATCATTGTCAGCACCCTTTCTCATTGTAGTAACAGTCGAACCTCTGTTCAGAGTCATAGAACTTGCGTTATTATTATAGATTGTCATTACTGAACCGTCTGCTGGTGCTCCCAAAGTAAGGGTAGGTGCATTGGTACAGTAATATACTCCTTCATTGGCAATATCTGTAGCTGTAGTTATAGCTGTCCTACGAGGGGTTCTAACATTACCCACAGGATCATCAAGTGTGCCGTCACTATTAAAAACTAAGTTGTTAGCTGATGAAGAAGCATTTTTTATTGCCGTTACTTTTAATGTGCTCATTATACTACCGTCCAAGATGCGCCGGATGGAATGGTTACTGTAACACCGCCGTTGACAGTAATAGGACCAGCCGACATAGCGTTTTTGTTTGCTGTCAATGTGTAGTTTGTTGTTACTGTTTGATCGTTCTCATAGAAAATTTCATCAGAGCCACCACCAGTAGCACCACCGCCACCACCGCCTGAATTATCTTGAAAGTAGTTATTGGAAACTAAAGACGTAACCTGTAAGCCATCTAAGGTATCAGCATCCAATCCAGAACCAGATCCATCCACAGTCTTAATTTTAGTAAGGACATCTGATGCAGTGTAGGAAGAAGAATTAAGTTTAGTTCCAAGCTGTGTTTGAATATAATTATTGGATGATAAAGATGTTGAATTCAGACCATCTAAAGTATCAGCATCTAATCCTGACCCCGAGCCATCTACTGTTTTGATCTTAGTTAAAACATCTGATGCAGTGTAGGAAGAAGAATTTAACTTTGTTCCTAACTGACCTTGAAGGTAGTTGTTAGAACTAAATGTAGAGTTAACATAAGTGTTGGTTGATCGAATTCCTATTTGATTAGACACTGTAGTAGAGAAGTTAGAATCATCACCAAGAGCAGCAGCAAGTTCGTTTAGAGTATCAAGAGCTGCTGGTGCTGAGTCTATAACACTAGCTACTTGAGCAGATACATATGTTTGAATATAGTTGTTAGATGCATAGTGATTAGTAATATAGTTATTGGAGGAATAAGAGGAACCTTGAAGACCATCTAACAAGTCAGCATCTAATCCAGAAGCAGTGCCGTCAACCGTTTTAATTTTAGTAAGAACATCAGATGCTGTATATGAAGAAGAATTTAACTTTGTCCCAAGCTGGGTTTGAACATAATTATTGGAAGTAAAAATTCCCTTTACAAAGTTATTAGACGTAAATCTTCCATCAACGTAATTGTTAGTGGTAAACGTTGAGGTGAGATAACTATTGGAAACATTACCACCACCACCGCCTGAATTATCTTGAAAGTAGTTATTAGAAACTAAAGACGTAACCTGTAAGCTATCTAAAGTATCCGCATCTAATCCAGAACCAGAACCATCTACAGTCTTAATGGCAGTGAGGATTTCTGCTGCTGTCTGGTCTGCTGTTGCACTTGCTTCAATGCCATCTAGCTTAGATCCATCAGTAGCTACGTCACGACCATCAACAGTACCACCTACAGTAATATTACCAGTAGTTGATATCGAAGTTAAATCAGTAAGGTCAAGTACTAAAGTTGAACCCGTAACAGTTGCCATTAGAATTTCCTTCCTCTAATTCTATTTCTAGCCACTTTCAGAGGAATATTAATATCTAGTCCCCCAGAGTAAAGTGATCCATAAATTATATAATCAGGAATAGTAGACATTTTATATGGTGCCTTGCTTGGGAGTCCTGTTGCTGCATATTTAATCTTTAATTGGTTTCCGGTGCTTGAAAAACTATGTATATCGTCAGAATATGATTCCCATGTGCTTCCGTTGTTATTACTTACATAATAATTTAAAGTGCAATTGCTTGGAACAAAATGGTCTTCTTTTCGAATATTAACAAAATTAATATTTTCACTAGTTGACATTGTATATGGTCCAAATTCACAACTCCAATTTCCTATCAAACCTCCACCAACACTATCAGACCAAACTTTAAAAGAGTGTCCATCAGTGTTGTAACCAACTTTAATCCACCAATATGTCCCGTTTGCTGACTGCATTCTGAATATTGGATTCGAATAAGCAGACCTATAACTTCTACCTCTGCCTCCAGTAGTAGTATCTTCTGTTATACTACCGTGAGTCAATGATCCTACTATCCTGTTATTGTCCCAATCCATCCAACCATCCATCGTAAATTTGTTCCTGTCCGAGCTAACAGGATTGAAAGTAGGATATGAAGGTAGTTTGTCGGTCCAAGCAGAAGTGTGGTCTTGCTTTATAGTTCCACTTCTGACTTGAGCAGCTGCAGCAACTCCATATGTAGAATTTTCTACATAAATTTGACTTATTATTTGTGGAGCAGACCCCGAAAAACAGTCGGTCACATCACAATATACAAATCTACTGCTACCACCTATACAAATTTTATTGGGATAATTAGTAGGATCAGGAACAAATAGTCCCTGCTCAAATCCGTCATCACCTACACCAGCATCACCCAAATCACACCATACACACTTTGGATTTGCTGTTGAAGCATCTACAATCATCATAAAGTTAGAGTTTGCATAATTGTTATAGAAGACACGATCATTTACTTCATCGTATGCTAAATATGCTCTATATCCGTTTCTATCTACAGTTGCGGCAGTATTTCCTCCACTAGAATAAATGTAAGAAGCTGACGTTCCATCTATCAACTCTTCAGTCCCATTAGTCCAATGTCTTCTAGGATATTTTTTATAGTGAGTTGCAGAGTTGTCTGAAATGTAAATCCAATCACCAGCAGTAACAACACCACAATAATAACTACTACCTGCTCTGTCTATATTTACTCCGTTGCTAAAAACATATTGACTAGAAGGTCGTGTATTAGTAACCGTTGTGCCGCCTGTCTTTAGATCTGAGTAATCAACCATCGAATATCCGTTGACGTTGTATGTCATTAACAACATCTGACTTGATCCAGAATGAAATGCCAACGAACTCATATGAGTGTATGTAGAAGTAGTATCTCTATATAAAGCATTATTGTCATGCCATAATTTTGTCATTGATCCATCGTTATTCAACCTACGAATAGCAGCACCATCACCCCATCCAGCAGTAAGCAATAAATCACCATCTACACCATAAGCACCGAAACCAACATTTGCATCACCTCCATTATATTCTCCGCCTACACCGTTAGTCGTTAAGTTATCTATTCCTCTTGCCCAAACAGGAACAATAGAGTTTTGACCACTACCGTCAGTATACAGTGCGCCTGTGATCGAAGAAATATTACTTCTTAACAACTTTGATGATTCAACAGTCAAGTTAAATCTCCTATGCATTTCTTATAATTTTTTATAGAATCTTTAAGAACTATAATCATATCTACACTTACTTCTTCCATTTCCATTTCAGCAGCAAGTGCTTCTTCATCTTCTGCTAATCTTTGTTGTATGTATTCTAATGTCTCATCCATATTACACACTCACAACCTCTACCCAAAATTGATGAAATTTCGCTTTATCTGAAGGCGATACATTATAGGTAAAATTATCACTTGATCCACTATATATCAAAGCTGCACCAGTCCTTGATAAAGCCACTAAAGTCGTTTCAGCATCTTTGTAAATTTCAATATGGTCCAAAAATCTAGTTTCAGGAAGATCATATTGTATATGATAATTAGTGATACTAGACACGACAGACATGTTAGTGACATCTAAAGATGGAATCGTAAATGATTTGGTTGTAGTTGCAGCAGTAGAATATACACCATTTTTAATAGCATATACACGATATGCAACTGTTCCTCCAGTATCAAAAGATAGGTCAACTACACTCATAGACGCAGCAGCATCTTGAGAAGGGATAATAGAAATCAAAGAATAGTCAGAACCAGTAGCACCGTCACTCCAAACCTCATATCTAGTAACACCAGATGTGGATGATTGTCCAAATACTAATTCTATTGTTTCGTTTACAACTGTAGTGGAGGTAATGCTAGGTGAGTTTGGAGCAGCTACAGTTTGAAACGCTGAAGCTTCTTGACCATCCAAAGTATCAGCATCCAATCCAGACCCTGTACCATCTACAGTCTTAATCTTAGTTAAGACATCAGAAGCAGTGTAGGAAGAAGAATTTAGTTTAGTTCCAAGCTGTGTTTGGATATAGTTATTAGAGGTAAACGTTGCTATAAGATATGCGTTTGCTACATCACCTACATTAGTAGTAAATCCAAGACCTTGTAAATAGTTGTTAGATGTTAAAGATGTAACCTGTAAGCTATCTAAGGTATCAGCATCTAATCCAGATCCAGAACCATCTACTGTTTTAATTTTTGTCAAAACATCAGAAGCAGTATAAGAAGAAGAATTTAGTTTATCACCTAACTGACCTTGAAGATAATTATTGGAACTAAATGTTGCAGTAAGATATGTATTGGTGACATCACCTACATTAGTAGTAAACCCAAGACCTTGAAGGTAATTGTTTGAGACATCTCCAGTATTAGTAGTGTAGCCGAGAGACTGTAAATAGTTATTAGATACGTCACCTGTATTTGTTGTATATCCAAGTCCTTGTAGATAATTATTAGAACTAAATGTAGAGTTAACATAAGTGTTGGTTGCTCTAATGCCTATTTGTGTTGAAACAGTCGTAGCAAAGTTAGCATCATCACCAAGAGCAGCAGCAAGCTCATTAAGAGTGTCTAAAGTAGCAGGAGCAGAGTTTACGATAGCAGCCACTTCAGCAGCGACATGATCTTGAACATAATTGTTAGATGCAAACGTAGCCACTAAGAATGTATTGGAGGTAAAGTTATCTCCAATGTAGTTGTTAGAAGTAAACCTTCCATCAACATAATTGTTAGTAGTGAACTTACCGTCGATATAGTTGTTAGAAGCGAATGTAGAATTTACATAAGTGTTTGTTGCCTTGAGATCTAACTTAGTCTGGATGTAGTTGTTAGACGTATACGTAGCAATTAAATATGTATTTGTTACATCTCCAGTACCAAATGTACTCTTTATATCTTCTAGGTAATTATTAGAAACAAAAGTAGACGTAAGATACGTATTTGTTACATCTCCAGCATTTGTTGTGAAGCCAAGACCTTGAACATAATTATTAGATGTAAACGTAGTGATGACATATCCATTCGATACGCCGTCACTACTGCTGCTACCATTACTCTGAAACCAACTATTTGATACAAAATTTAGTACTTTTGTTGACATCAGCTACTCTTACCTATTGAATGATCATGTGCTATTTAGCCATTTTGACACGATAGGCACCTTTCTTGAAACAATAGGCTTCATCAACATAGCAATTTCCGTATGTTCTTTCTGTGTGCCGTTTGCCTGTCTTAGATCAAGATAATGAAGCCAAGATCTCAATGTCCCGTTCATCGTCATCCGAGTCATCTGCATACCTTCCGGTAGAATAACTCTAGCACATTCCTTGGCCATGTTGTTCTCTAAAGCCCACTTATAAGCCAAAGTGACTTCACGCTGCAGTTGTTGCTGTTTAGCTTCCCATTGTCTCTTTAAAACATCGTCATCTGTCTCAATTGAGTTTTGACGATTTTTAGTGTCTTGCAATCTAAATTCTCTTGTTGTCATTCCGAGCTGAGTCGTCTCTGCATATCTTTGAGAAAACTCTTGGTAAGAGAAGGATCTGTGACGTAAAATCTGTCGTGCAATGTCTCTTGGACAGTCAATCTCAAAAACAAGATTTACCATTTCCAAGGGAGACCAGTGTGCATGTTTAATTAAATAATCAATCAATCTAGGGGCCGTATCGTAGTTGTCTTGATTGTCTGGATTACTCACTCTCGCACAATATGCAATCAAGCCAGAAGAATCTGGGATGTTTGTTTCTTTTTCAGGCTGAGTCATTGCAAGAAGTCTTACCTTGTTCACTACATAAAATCCTTAAATTTGTTCATATTAAATTTCTCTCCAGTGTTGGTGCTATCAAAAACTGGTGAGTCCATAACGTCATCATGTGCTGAATTGTCAACATTATATAGTCTCATCTTTTCCATATCAACGCCAACAACAAACCTCTTGTTCTTGTTCTTGTCAGCATATCTATTCTTAAGCTGCTTAACCATGATCTGACCAAGCTCATCTAATTGGTCATTTCTTGTTAGAGCGACCATAAAGTCTGCCGTTGCAGGAAGACCAAAAGACTCAGCAACATCTTCAATATCAACATCAGAGTTCTTGAAACCTGATCGAGTGGTCTGTGTCGCCGTAACGACAGGTGGACCGTGTTCAACAGACAACCCCCTCAGTTCTTCCGAAATGCTCTTAATAATTGTGTATGAGTTCATACCAGAGCCAGCAGACACTCTAGAAGATGTCATAATGTTAATATAGTCAACATAAATGATGTCGGGCCAAAATTTCTTCTTAAGCTTAAGTTCATTCAAAAGAACCCTGAAGTGATTTACATTTGCCTGTGCTGTAGGATATTCTTTGGTAAGAAGTTTACCAGTTGTTCTATCACTAAACTTCTTTACCTTTGATAGAAAGTTTTCTTTGGAAAGTTGTATGATGTTTTCAATAGAAACATCAAGAATGTTGGCATCAAGTCTCTCAGAGATTTTCTCCTCTGCCATCTCCAAAGTAATGTAAAGAACGTTCTTTCCCATAGCTAGATGAGCACCAGCAAAGTGTGTCATTGTTAATGACTTACCGACATTCGGTCCTGCCATAAAAACGTTAAGGGTCTTGTTCTCAAACCCACCTCTGGTAATGGTGTTGAAGAGATCGATATCAAACGGAATCTTATCATTCTTACGGTGATAAAAATCATAACGTTTTTCTGCGTCTTCAACGTAATCGTGTCCAACATCAGTATCAAACGACACCGCCAAAGCGTCTGTAAGAATCTTGGGAATTGCACCCTTGGTCAGGCTCTTGTTCTGACCATCAACAATCTCAATAGACTGCATCAAAGCGTTATAGACAGCCTTTTCCTGACAAAACTTCTCCGTAGCATCAGCAAGCCAATCTATCTCAACGTCATCATCAACCTGAAATCCAGTAATCAGATTTTTAATGCTATTAAAATCGTCTTCAGAAATGTTGTCCATTTCTTCAAGATCAACAACCAAAGACGTTTTAGTTGGATTTACGTTATACCTTTCAATATGATCCTTTATCATCTTAAGAGTAATCTTATGACTCTTCATACTGAAGTAAGCCGAATCAATAAACGGAAGAACCTTTCTAGAGTACTTCTCGTTTATTGCTAAATTCGTTAGGATCAAATCTTCAATCATTGACCGTACTTAAACTCCTCTGCTACGGCTTGTTCAATCTTTTCCATTATTGAATCAGTAAAGTATTCTTCAGGCTTCTCATAAACATGTTTAGCGAACACAGAGGCTAACTCATCTGGGAACTTGTATCTAGCACCAGATTTTTCGACAATGCCTTTACTTTCCGCAAATTCAAGAACACCATGCCACTTGCTTAATCCAGTCTTATAGTTAAGAAGAAGTTCTACCTGTGAATTTTCTTTACTCAGTCTAGACTTGTTCATCTTCACAGTAATTATATTGCCTGTAAAGTCTGTACCCTCTTTGACCTTTTTCTTAGAAAGAAAGGCAATGGTCGATGCAGCAAACTTAAGACCAGAACCACCACCCATGTCCTTCATAGGAACATAGGATCCTATGACCTGATACACATGGTTGGTGATCAACAAAGGAACCTTAGCACGGGCAAGCTTTAAGGTCAGAGTTCTAAAAGTTCCCTTAATGACTTGAGATTTAGTCATGTCTCGGGTGTCTTTGCCATCATGAGAGTCTTGCATCTCTTTCTTAGTTGACATCATACCCAAAGAATCGAGAACCATCATCATTGGAGGCATCTCCTCTTCTTTGGTCCCTGCCGTCATATATTTGTCCAGAAACTTCAAAGAATGAGTGCGAAAAGACTCAATAGTATCTGGTTCAGCTAGAATGACTCTATTTACGTCAATTCCCCTCTCCTCCATCATCTGCTTTGTTACTGCAGCCTCTGTATCGTAGTAAACAACACCTGATTTGGGATTGGCCTTCAAAAACTCTCTAACAGCAGACAACACAAAAAATGTCTTACCTGTTGCAGGATCTCCTGCAAAGGCAGTTACCTTGTTGTTTGGAACGCCACCATAAAGACTACCAGAAAGAACCGCATTCAACATTAGACAACCCGTGTCAATGTATCCGGTAAACTCAGCGGCACCTTCACCATCGGCCAAAATGCTGCTATCAACATCTTTCACTTCGTCAGCAAGATTTCTAAAAAAATTGCTCATAAAAAGCTCCTATAAAAATGGAAGTGTGTTTCTCTTTTCGTGTTCCCATCCTATAGCATTGAGGATGGCTTTCATAGGCTCAAGATAACCCTTTTCGAATTGTATCTTGTAATCCACGTACTTTTCAAGTCCAAATTCACTCGGCAATCCAGACGAACACGAAATCACGTTATCTTTAACCGGGTTAGGGAGTTTTAGATAACAAAATTTTACTTTATCAGCATCCTTTATTGGCTCATAAAGATTTGTTAGTCCATAATCTTCAATGGCTTTGTTGAAGATTAAAGATCCTCTTACCGCAATCGGTGTACCTTTCTTATATATTGTCGTATCATCTCTGTATCTTTTTACATTATTTGCTGTTCTGGGAAATGCGACTTCATCGAACGTGCGATTAAAATGATCCCTTTTAATTTTTGATATGAAATCTTGAACCTGATTTTCATCAGTATCCATAATTAATCTTATTGTATCCGTGATATACTGTCTGCAGATTGTAGGTGTAGATGACTTGATAGCTTCGATACCCATCATCTTGAGTTTCGGCGTATCATACACCTCGTTCTCATTAACATACATATTAAGAATGTAACGTTTCTTTGCTGTCCAAATACCCTTGTCAGCAATACATTCTCTTTTCATACTCATCTTTTGAGAATGCGCTCTAGTGTAGTCAGCCAACTCTTGATAAGCTTTTTCGATAAATGGTTGGATCTTTTGCTCACATACTTTGTCCAAGAAACGAACAATCTTCTGTTTTGGAACTTCAGATGTGTCACCGAAAGTAAGTTTAACCAATTTATCAAAAACAACATAAACAGAGTCAGTATCTGACGCAACAATGAAATCCTCATCGGTAGTCCCTACAACTTTATTCAGGTAATTGTTTAGTTTTTTCTGTATCCATCGAATAGCAAGCTGTCCAGACAAGGTAATCGACTCAGCATAACTATTATTAAACCACCGGAACCACTCGTTAGCCAAAGCTCCATAAGCAGAGTTCAATTGAATCTTTTTTGCCATCTGCATGTTGTGATAACGTGTGATCTCTAATTTATATTTTTCTTCGCCCGTCTCTTTATACTTTCTAGACGATTCTTTCATCATGTTCTTATATTTAACACGATCTTCATACATAGTTTCCATAAGCTCTGCCAAAAAGCCTTGTTTTTTCTTTGAAAAGACAAACCCAGAAGCAGCCATGCAGCAATCTGTTTCATCAAGGCTTTTTTGTATGGTTTCCATGCTTTTGCTTCGAGAAAGTATGCTATCCACAGTAACACTTTGACCGACATGACCTTTAAAGGTGTCGGGTGAAATGTTGTACTGCATGATCAAGTGTGGATACAGCGAATCAAGGTCAAAGGAACATACCCAATCATACATTCCCGGTTTAGGCTGCTTAACATATCCACCTTTAATCTTCTCACCTTTTTCAACATCCAAAGGTTTCCCCGGAACTACAATATTTTTCTTTATAAGATGATTGTGAATAATCACATCCCACATCTTTACGGATGTCAAAGAATCAGAAAAATTTACTTTTGCGTCATATGCAAGAGTGTACACCAACTCCAACAAACCAAGCTTTTCATCAAGCCTCTGAACAAGCTCAACATCTTTAATGTTGTATTCTATGAACTTTTGATGATCGTTTTTATGTAGAGCCAAAAGTGACCCATGCTCTGAGTAATCTACCTTTCTCTCACCAAGCTCGACATTAGCAATGGTGTCGAGTCTATAGTTCTCTTGTGCCTTGTAAGTAAATTTTTTATACAAAATGATGTAATCAAGGACAGTTAGACCCTTTATGTCTTTGAGCTTTTGTGTCTCTTCTCCAAACTTTCCACGTTTAGTGATAGTTTTGTCGAAGATGGTGTCCCAAGGTGACAATCTTTCAGCTATCGATTTACCAGCCACACGCTCAAATCTATTGATCATGTAAGGAACATCAAAGCCCTCAACGTTCCATCCCGTAACAACGTCGGGATTTATTACTCTCCAATCATTTACGAATTCAAGTATCAGAGAAAGTTCATCTTCACACTTTTTATACTGAACATCTTCTCTATGATTAGCATAATCACCTATACCGTAAGCGTAATAAGTCCCATCGTAATACATCGTTATTGCTGTTATGGGTTTTAAGGCTTCTTCAATGTCAGGAAACCCATCATCAGCAGCAATCTCAATATCAATATTTACAACACGAATATATTTGGAATCGTACCGAACATTGTTTTTGAACATATTGTTTATGAATGGATAGAGACCCAATTCCATTCCAAAATATTCACGATTTACTGTCTCTGTAATTTCTTGACGTGCCTTTTTAAGCTCAGCCCTGTCTTTAAAATTTACCTGTACAACACCACGGCCATCCATAGTCTTTAAAGTTGTATCAAAATTTTTTGGTGCTGCCTCATAGTGGGAATGTTTAATTCTATGCTTTTCCTCAAAAAGCTCACCGTTGTCATATCCACGAATATGAAAGTAATATCCAAGCGTATCGCACCGTGTGTAGAATTTCATAGCATTTCCTTCATTTACCGAATTTTACCACACACGCTTTCAACAAAAAAGCCCCCTTTCGGGGGCTTTAGTTTTTTACGACTCTATCTTATATTCTTTTGGTCGTTGTTCTTCAGGAATATTTTTGACAAGCTTGATCTCTAAAATACCTTGTCTTAACTTCACCGAATTTACCTCAACGTATTCTCCCAATGTGAATCTCTTTTCGAAATTCTTCATCGAAATGCCACGATGATGGTAGCTATAATCTATCTCACTACCTTCTTCTTTCTGTCTCTCGCCTTTTACAGTCAAGATTCTATTGGCAGCAGACCCATCATGAACAACCTTTAACTCACTCTCATCAAAGCCGGAAACAGCAAACTGAATAATGATATTTTGTTCGTCTGTTTCAATGATGTTGTAGGGTGGGTAACTTTGTTGTTGTGACGATAAATTTTCAAGGGTTTCTAATGTTTTTTCTAAACCAATGAAAAATGGTGAATTGTAATATACCTTGTTCATACGCTTTCTCCTTATATAAAGCAAAAAAGAACCATTGAACCCTTTCGGCATTCAATGGTTCTATTTATACAAAATGTAATTAGAGATCAAGGTATTCTTTTAGATCCTATATTATACTTCGGCACCAAGTCCCATTGCTCCTTCTCTTTGTAAGGAACAACTTTAATTTGGCTCATCGAAGCTACAGGATCTTTTGTCTTATCTGAATCTTTAACTTTCAGGAGATTCCATTCAGCAAGGAGATTTGCAATAGTATTGAGTCTGCCTGTGTCGTTTTCTTCCATATTGGAAGGTTTACCGTCCAAAGCAAACATCTGTTTGAAATGAACAATATAATACTTACCTTGTTTATGGAGAATGTGACAGGATTGGAAAAGCTTCTTTTCCTTCCTAGAGGATACACCTATCCTAGTAAGTGTCTCTCTAATTTTACGAAAGTCATCTTCACCTTCAAGATTAACCTCAACAAACGAATCAATAATATCTGCGTTCATACCCCACCTTCATCATACATTTCTTTCAGCACATCTAATTGTTCTTTCGACAACAGTTTCATTACCTGCTTTGTTTTATGCTGATTATATTTATATATTTTAGATACTAGCCTTTCATCTTCTGTGAAATTATTTTTAGGCCAAGGTGTAAACCTTTTTCTTTTCCTGACAGAATTAAAAAGATAAGAGTAATGTCTGTTATTTGGTATCTCAGGTCTCATGTTCATTTCGTTAGAGAACAAGATTGTATCAGGATACAAAGAGAAAGCCTTGTTTACAATGTAAGCATCATATTCTGACCCTGTTTCTTCAACAGGGTCATTTTCGACAGAAATATTTTTCACATAGTCGAAGAGCTTCACTTGAACATACACCCCGCCATAATCTCTGTTAAACACGCTGTCACGTTGATATCAGGGTTCGCCACAAAAGCTTGCTTGTACTGATAATCTGCAAGAATCAAAACAAGCTGTGCAATCGAAGCTTTCTCAAGGTAGTCAACAGACATTGTATAGATATTTGAGAACAGTGTGTCGGGATGAATGTCGTTGTTATGCGAAACCCACTTACGAACTTCCGTGAAGTTCTTTTCTTTTAGATATTTGAACAGTTGACTGTATGCTTCGTCAAAGGAACTAACGACATCTGCACTAAGCTCTCCTGTCGATGAATAATACTGAACCTCATTTAAGATTTTCCTGAAGTCTGGAAAGTGCTTTTCGAGAAGCAAAACTAGAGTCTTCTTGTCGTATTCTACACCTTCAGACTCAAGAATACTCTTAAGACCTTTGAAGAATTGACTTGCAATCTGTGGTTTTTCATCCTTTGAGATTTTAAACTCTACGTGAGAGCATCTTGACCTTAAAGGCTGTAAGATTTTGTTAACGTAGTTACAAGTTAGGATAAATCCACAGTTCTTTGAAAACTCTTCCATAAAGTTTCGGAGAGCAGGTTGTGTTGAGTTTGGATTAAGATAGTCAGCCTCGTCAAGTATGACATACTTCCTACCGCCTGTCATCGAAACTGCAGAAGCAAACTGTTTAATCTTCACCCTCAAAGTATCAATGTTCCCATCTAGGGAACCGTTGATCACAATATAATCACAACCCAACTCATCCAACATGGCTTTGGCAACTGTAGTTTTACCACAGCCAGAAGAACCAGAAAATATCAGGTTTGGTAGATTCCCTTTGTCTACAAACCTTTGCAGCTTCTCTTTGATACTTTCTGGTAAAACAACATCTTGCACTCTTTTGGGACGATATTTCTCAGCCCAAATACAATCATCAACAATCACACGTCACCTCGTACACTGACAGCATAAGTCACAGGAATCTGCTTTGCCTTGAAGACACCAAAGGGAGAATTAGGATCCAAACATACATCATAGTCCCCGTCCATAAGCTTTAAGCTATCAAACGAAAATGTAATAGGTCCGCTATTTTCTTGATCTGTCGTAGTGATAACTGTTGTCCAGTCGTCAATCGTGCCATTGTCCATATCAATTGCTCTGGCAATGATCTTGCCGTCAGTACACTCAAATTGAACTTCAGGCATATCCAAAAGAGCAGCAGCTTTACGTAAAACAACCACATCATTTTTAGTCATTGCAAAGTTCAATGACCCGGAAAAAGAAGTTACGTTAGTGGGATCCACTTTTTTGTGAATAATCATACTCTTATCAGCATACTGATAATTTACACTATGTTTTCCTGAACTAATCTCAACAGACTTGTCGCCAAAATCAAATTCAGGATCAGGCATCATGGAAACAATGTTAAGAAATCTTGACAATTCATAAATGCCAAAAGGCTTGTCAAAAAATTCATCTACCTCCACAAATGCAAAAACATTATTATAGGGAGATGTAGTCTGGATCAAAGACCCAGACTCCACGTAAACAGAAGGGTTGATAGTTGAAAAGTTTTTCAACACATCAAACGTTTCCTTATGTATTTTCATCACTTTTTCATCTTCTTAAGCTGGTTCATATCTGCTGTGGCAACAGCACCAATCTGCGCCAATGCTCCAAGACTACCACCAAAGATATATGAACCGCAATGCTTAAGTTCCATCCAAGGACACAGCCAGACTTTCATTCCAGCTTTACGTGTATTGTAACAAAACATATAATCTTCTGATAGGTATCTCTTAGATTCAGGATCAATAATACAATCAAAGTAAGCCATAATCTCTCTAGAACCATCGAAGTTTGCGGTTCTGACATGATCAGGCTTGTACTTATATTCGGGATAGATCTGGTCATACTTTTCAAATGTTTCACGACGAATCATCATAAAACCAGTACCAGCTTCACCAACTTCAACAGGCTCATTAACCGGAACAGCTTTTTGTCCTGCTACCGGATTAAAAACATAATCGCCCACAAACTGTTCAAGCGTATTTGGATCATCATCAGCTACACCTTGATCAACTGCCATCTTGATCTTTTCCCATGAGATGTTCTTTTTTGGATATGCTCCAGCAATAATGTCATATTCAGATTCTTCATCTTGCAAAGCCATAAGTGCAAGCACGTCTTTAGGATTAAATCCAATGTCCGAGTCAATAAACATAAGGTGCGAGAAACCAGATCTGATAAACTCATCAACACAATAGTTTCTAGCTCTTGTAATTAAAGACTCGTTGAAAAGGTAATAAAATCGAATCTCGATATTATATTTTGCACAAACAGCGGCTAAGTCTGCTGTAGATCTAGCAAACATGCCGTGACATTGACCACCATACATAGGTGTTGCTACAAACAGTTTCCTTTTCTGTAATTCCTCAATAGAAATTTCAGTTTTCATTATATACCTCGTTTTAAGTTAAACAGATTTTTCGCCATAATTGCCTTGGTACGTACCATTGCTTTCTGATTCAAGAATGAGATACTGACCAACTCTAGCACCTTTTTTAATTTTTGCTGTTCCTGATGTAACAACCATAAGAGCAACCATAGATCCTTTGTATCCAGTATCGTAAAGACCAGAACAAAGATAAACACCGTTTCTGATCAAAGAGGATCTGCTAATAACGACTCCTGCTTCAGATTCTCCTATTTCAACATTATTTTTCATAATGATCTTGTAAGATCCCGGCTGTAAGACATAAAACCCATCCGTCTGAACTGGCATCTTTGATGTGATTCTATGTTTCTTGTCAATTTCGTCCAAGACGAAATCAGACGACTCAATTTTCTCTACTTCTTCTAAACGAATATCTACAGCATTTGGCTGAACATCGCCTTTCTCTACGTTAGTAATTTTAGTAGAAGTAAATTGTGATTCAGGATGCAGAAGCATTTTTACTTTCCTCTTCAAAAGTGTATATCATCAATATAATATAATGTATTGCTTTTAACAGATCTTTTTTGTTTTTACCATCTTTTTTTCCATATCTAAGCAAATATTTTAAAGAATTATCTCTAGCAGTCATTTCAAGTGTACCTAGAGCTTCCCAAACATCAACAGCTTGCATATCGGTTTTCTTGCTTTTGTAATGCTGGCTATATGTTGACTCAATATACTCTTCAATCTCGAATAGAATTTCATTTTCTTTGTATTTGAATTTAGTCATTTTTGGCCCGACATCTTCTTTCTGTTCTTAAGAGCTTGCTGTCTATGATAAGACGTAGCCTTATTGTAGAACACCTGACCGTTGATGTTGTCAATATGATGAAGAAGATTTCTTGCAGTCAAACCTACAAATTTTTCTACGTTAAATTCACCATTGATGTCCTGAAATCTAACTCTGACGCCAGAAGGTCTTTTAATCTTACAAACAACATCACTTCTAGTTATATCGGTTTCATCCAAATATATATCCTCACCAAATGTAGTCGTAATAACAGGATTGAACATTGCAAAGATTGGATCTGTATCTAAAACAATAACTCTAGAATTTAAACCAATTTCATTCGCAGACAAAGCCAGTATTTTATGTTTTCTTATAACACCGATCATGTCGGTAGCTAGTTGTTTAGGATTTTCAACAGGATTTTTAAAATCAAATGGGTCTAACTTAGTTGTTAGAATATCATCTTTAGAATCAACAAGCTCTCTATCTTCCATTATGCTACCTTACTAAAACCTTTCACTTTTTCAAACTTTAAAACATTGTCAAAGGAATCATGTAATTGATCCCCTTTATGGCTAATGATGACGATGTTAGACATGTCATCCGTTTCATTGATTAGTTTCATAAAATCATCCGTTCCTCCCGAATCAAGAGAGGAGTCAAACACTTCATCCATGATCAAAATATTTGTGGAAACACTATTCTTGAGTTTAGCAATCTTTCTCCACGTAAACAGGAGAGCAAGATCAATTCTAAACTTCTCTCCCTCGGAAAAAGAATCATAGCTAAATACATCCCTATGTCTGGACAAAATCTTCTCTGAGAAGCTTTCATCAAGCTCAAAACTGACAAAAAAGTCCATAGCTTGTAAATACTTGTTGATAAGAGAATTCATAATGGGAACATATTGTTTTACGATCTTGGATTTAATTCCACTATCTTTCAACAACGACACAGCAACCTCAAGAATGCTGGCCTCTTCCTTTAAGACAAGATATTCTTTTTTCAATTTTTTTAATTCGCCTTCAAGCTTAAGAAGCTCACTATCGTCCTGATCTTGTTTACGCTCTTTATTGAGTTTATCGATTTCACGAACAATGTCAGAGACATAATTATTGTTCATTCTTATCTCATTATTTTTCTCAGACAACTCAATATTTTTTTGAGTCATCTCTTCAAGAATGTTTGAGATTTTATCGATTCTAGAACTGATCTTCTGATTTTTTTCTGAAAGAGAATTCAGACCTTCTTCATAATCAGATATTTTTTTAGATTTTGATACCTTAATTTCATCTCTGAAAGTGTCGTTGATGTCTTGATGACACGTCGGACATTGATCATTTTTTTCGTAGAATTCTATATCTTTTTTGATCTTACTAATTTTTTGTTTGATTCCATATTCGATCTTTTGGATCTCATTTATCTTTTGTGTAAGATCTTTATTCTGCCTTTTGACATCATTAAAATTAGAAACGTGCTCGACAAGAACATTAACTTCTTTCTGAGCGTCTTCTATTTTTGATTTAGTTTGATTTATTTTTTTGTTGTAGTTGGCTATAATTTCCTCAGTGTTACGATTAAGTTTTTTCTGAGTTTCTTTAAACATCCTGATACTTTCCTCCTTTAGACTTCTTTTGTCAGTATTTTGGGAAAGCTTGGTCTTTAAAGAAGATATTTCATCTTTGACCAAATTGCTCATAGATGAAAAAATCTTAATATCTAAAATGTCTTCTATTACCTCTCTTCGGGAAGTTGTGTTCAATTGCATAAAGGGAACAAAGGATGCTGATCCCACAATAACTACCTGACAGAAAGACTTGTAGTTTAGTTTAAGTATATTCTTTTCAAGAACCTCTTGGTAATCCTTGTTTGCTGCATCTTGACTCAACAGTTCACCGTTCTTGTGGATCTCGAACACATTGGGCTTTATGCCTCTTGTTATCTTGTATTTATTTCCACCAGTCTCTAATTCTAACTCGACAAGACAATTTTTCTTGTTGATAGAATTTATGAGTTGAGGCTTGTTAATTTTTCTAAACGGCTTGTTATACAAACAAAATGTCAAAGCATCTAGAATAGTAGACTTGCCAGACCCATTGTCACCAATGATCAGTCTGGTTTTGTGATCTGCTAAATCTACTTCGGTAAAAACGTTTCCTGTAGACAGGAAATTCATCCAACGAATTTTCTCAAACTTAATGTACATTATTCTGCATTCATTGCCTTGTAGTAGATGTCGTGAATCTTGTTTTTGAGTTTATCAAGATCCACGTCAGTTTCAATCATGTCAACATATCTATCCATGATCTCTCTGGTGTTTTCAATATTGTCTAAATCTACATCCGAACTTCTCTCTTGGTAGATCATTGTCTCATCGACAATCTTAACCTCAAGAGGAGAAAAAGACTCTAGTTCACCGATGAAGCTGTCAAACTGTTCAACGTCAACCTTTTCCTTAACAACAACACGAACATAGTGGTCTTTTACGTCTGCCTCTTTAGCAGACTTCTTGTACTTTCCAGAACCGTCTACAACGTACTTCGTGTAGATGTCGTATGGATTCTCAACAAAAGTCAGTTCCAATGTCTCTGTGTCCAAAACATGAAACCCTTTGACATAACCATAGTCAGACCAATTCATCTGGTACGGACAACCAAGATAGTATATTCCGTTGCTGTCCGATCTGTGATGAAAATGTCCAGATAAAGTTTTTTCAAACTTTTTGAAAACAGAGGCACTCAGACCTTCTTTGCTGAGTTGTCCCGGATGCATCGTAAATCCTTCGATTTCAAGATGACCGATACACAAACGAGACTCAGAAAGCTTCAACATATCCATGCTTTGTTTGTGGTTGTCGTTACAAATCCAAGGAAGATACAGAGCCGTAACACCAAAAAGATCTACTTCCTCTGGGTCTTTGTAGAAGTTAATATTATTATAACGTCTGACAACTTCGTCAATAGCATTGATCTGATTAGTATTCTTGTAGAATGTGTCATGATTGCCAACAATAATATCCATCTCCATACCCATTTCTTCTAGAGGCTGAAGAAATGTCTTCCTGAGATTATGTGCTGTCAGAAAGTTGATATACTTTCTACGATCAACAACATCTCCAAGATGCACAACCTTGTCTATTTTGTTTTTCTTTAGGTAAGGAAAAAATACCTTATCAAAAAATTTTTCAAAATAGTTGTAGTAGTTAACATTATCATTTCTAACACCATAATGTGTATCGGCAATCAAAACAATCTTAGCCATTCTTTTCGTCGTGCTTCTTCTCTAGCTCGTCCATGTAATCATTTTGTATATACGTATCTGCATACGGAAGCGTGGCCTTGTCAGAAAGTGAGTAGTCCACAAGCTCCTGATTTACGTATTTGTAATCATAGTACTTTTTCTTAATAAGGAGAAGCTTTTTCTCTTTCTCGATCTTCCTAATAAACGCATTCCAGATGATCTGTGTGAAATAAGCAAAAGGATTGCTTCCCTTAGCAGGATCAAACTTCATAACGGCTTCGAACGCATTTTCAATACCATCACCAATCATGTCCTCTTTAAAAATATACCCAGAGTAATTTGGTTTGGTGGCCAATCGAGTTGCAATTGTCTGTAAACAAATAGCAATGTCGTTAGAAATAATCGGTCTTTCTTCACCGAGCTTATCAGCATCATAACACTCTTTCTGATGCTCGACTAGCCTGAGATAAAACGTCTTATTGTCGATGTAATTTACTGGTGTTTTCTTTTTCATATATCAAACTCATAAACTTTAAAATTAAATTTTTCCTCAGTATATATCTTTAGACGTGCTTTGAAATGAAGATAAGTATAATTCTCTTTTTTCTTATACTTGATATCATCAGAGATGTCGTAAATGACAGCTTTGTTTTTAATAGAAGATTTTCTGAGACCCCTACCAATCGACTGAAGATTCCTGATTCTGGATTTAGACGGAGACGCAAAAACAACATTATGTAAATTTTTAATGTTCACTCCGGTACTGAATACGCCATAAGACGCCACAATAATTACATCATCATTGTTCTCCGCATACTTTCTAACATACTCCCGGTCTTCTGCTTTAGTCTTCCCGTCTACGTAAAAAACGTCCCTACCTCTATCCTTCAAAAGATCGAATAACGTCTTACCTTGCTTGTCTACCATCTGGAAAAGAACAAGAGTGTTGCCTTTGCTTGACAGTGCTAAATTTCTTATAAATTTATTTCTCTTGTCGTTAGAACAAAGGTAGTCGATCTCCTGTTGGTAAGTCACACCTTTCATAAACTTTCTAACTTCATCAGAGTGGCTTAAACAAACGCACTTTATCTTCATGTCGGCTAGGTGGTTCGCATCCATCAACTCCTTGGTGGTTGTAACTTTCCTAACAGCACCAAAAAGTCCTTCTAAAAC